CCCGATTATTATCAACATGAAAAACACACGAATTTCTCAGCCAACAGAACCAGCACTACGCATAGCGATTTTACCATTTCTTATACAAAACGGTTTTCTTCTCATTAATTTTATCCATAACATACCGATTAAAAGGTATAGGATTAAAATTATAAAAAGATTGATAATCAATGTCTTTCCTATTATAGTCAATGTTCAATACATACCGACTAGAATAATCAAGCACATCTTTATTAATAAAAGATAATAATAAATCACTGTCCAAAACTTGAAGTTCAGTGAGATTGTTCAAATAATTCTCAAATAAAATTTGAGTATCAACAGGAATCCCATATTTCAAGTATATGAGATTTCTGCTTCCACTACCAACTACAATACCTCTAAGACGGGCATTAGCTTCCCATGGAAACACACTCTTGCTAAAGATAGCTCCAACTCGAGGTTCTACCCCGAAGTTGTCTTGTAGCCAAGGAACTATGTGCTGATAACGCTCCCTTGAATATTCATTCTGAAAATTAAAACGAGCGTAATAACCTTGAGTAATCCGTATTCCATATTCGGCCAAGGCCCTCAATATAGGGCAACCTGGATATGAATACAACATGGAGTAAGATTTGGCTCTCAACAATTCAAACAAGACCTTACTCTTAGACCTACTATAACGACGAGTTGTCCAACCAAATTCCAGAAGAGCTGAAATTGGGTTGGTAAGATTACACTGGTCTTCTTCATCAAATATTATACCACAAAAACTGGCCGTAGCCAAATTAATGTGTTGTTCAATTTTGATGGTGAAACCAAGATCAGCATAATCCTGTACAGTAGGAACATTAAACCTATTTTTAAACCTAAAAATCCCATCATCACCTTCAACAAACCCAGGTGGCTCAGGAATTTTTCTTTCTTCACATATGAATAACATTATCATCAAGTTTGAGAAACCATTTCCCAAAGACGTATTCATTTCACCAGACATTCGCGTGCCTTGTATCTTAAGAGTGAAATAATAAAAATTACAGTTATTTACTCCGAGTATGGTAGAAATGAAAGAACTCTTAAACCATTCACGCTCGGGCAAATATTGAATCATGTAATCATACAACGTACATTCAATAGCTTCCATCACTTTAGGTATAAAGTGTCCTTCAAAAGAAGTATAGTCTGTCGCCAAATAAATGGCATCAACGGAATACATCTGCATTAGCATAGCCGGACGCTCCGAAACAGGTACATTCTTAATGAAGTAAGGAAGTTGGTGGGCACGAGACTTGACCGCATATAATTGCTTCTCAATAAGCTTAATTATAGGACCAACACAAACTTTAAAAGTATCAGTACGCGAATAAATTCCCCGCGAATATTTATACTCATCATAAGTCTCGTCTTTAATAAAACAATCCACCCCCCTATCATTAGGGCAATGATCCTTAAGCTTATAATAAGGATCCTGAAGTAACAAATCATAAACCTTCCTAAGTTCATTCTTTCTAGTCTCGGTGTAGCTCGTGTTTGCTAACCAAGTTTCAAAAGAACAATCAGAAGTAGGTTCCAAAGGATCTAAATTATCCTTACACCATTTCTGAACGAAACGGCGGATCCTCCTAAGTTTCATCAACTTGGGAACAGGTGGCACAAAGGCCAACCTCTTTCCTAAACCCCCCAAAGTGGTCAATGGGTCGGTTGAATCGACATGAGGAGAAACTAATCTCGACAAATCGCAACCCAGTGACACCCCGACCACGGGCCTATATGAAGGCACGTTTAATGGCTGTTCATGCTTCTTGGAAACGAAACTTACCTCTGGTCTAATTTCACCCAGATCAGGCAGTTTCACTTCGTAAAGCCTATAGCCATAAGCCAAGGTTCTTAAACACTTATGAGGTCCCTGTGAAAAGGGAGTTGAGTAGTTTTCTGTTGATTGTGCTTAAAATAAGCCCAAACTAAGAAAACTGTATTATAAAGAGGATCAGATTTTGAGTGTCTGTTCACCCAAACAGTACCCAATCTCTTCATAAAAGTTTTGATCTTATCTGCAGCGACCTGATCAGTGGAAGTAAAATCAACAACAGCAAATTCTTTGGCTTGATCAAAGGCCTCCAAAGAGACAACTAACAATTCATTTCGATCACGAAGCCAAACAGGAATATACTCAGCAAATTTCTCCCCAAAATAAATGACAGGAACAATCAAAAATTTCGTAAGTATGCTTTCATCTTTATAATCATGAGAATGACAGACATGAATTTTCCTCGTGTATGAAAACCGAGCATAAACAGCATCAGGATGTTTTCCTTCAGAACGAACCTGGTTATCTGTCCTGAGGTCCACCTTATCTTTGTCCAAATAACCTATAAAAGAATAAGTGTTTTTGAAACGAAACAATCTAAATACATACCTACACACAACATACAGAATAGCACAAGAAAAAGAAAACAATGTACAACAACATCCTGCAAAAAAGATAATCAATAAAGTGATGATGATGCCAAACATTCCTCCAAGAATGTATTGAACCATCAAAGCAAACACTCCAAGACAAGCAAAAATCAACCACACGATCGTCAAAAGAAACAAAACGGGGAATAATATACATAACATACTCTTAACATTCAAGTAAGGGCCAAACATGTTCTTATATTCCGCCATTGACGGCCAAGGAATTTGAGAAGTGAAAGTATATGTACCAAGATTTTCATCATACTCAATAGGATTCTTTTGCGAATCAGTCAAAGGAATTTCCATATCAACAACAGAATCACTCTCAACTACTGAACTTGACAAATCAGAAGATGAGTCGTTGTCAATAGAAACAGACAGCTCACTAGAAACAGGATCAAAACGAGAATATCTTGCTTTCTCATTATCAATTTCATTCTGTTCATTCTTCGTATTCTTAAGGTCTTCCAATTCCTCCTTAAGAATCTCAGCTTCTTCCTTCAAGGCATCTTCCTTACCTTGAATTTCCTCCTCATACCTTCCAAAAGATTCCTTAACCAAATCGTACACTTTGTCTTTCCTAGTACCCTTACCCTTTTCCATTTTAGCTTTACTTTTAAATTTGCAATACTTAGCAGGATGGCCCAACCGACCACACTCTTTGCATTTTAAAAGCCTATAACATTGATCAACCAAATGACCAATTTTATCACAATTAGTGCAACGGATTACGGTATAGGTGGTCCCTGAAGAAAGGGATGATATTTGTTCGTTTGCGACGACACAACCTCACTTGACCGTGATCTAGAATTAGTTTGGTTCGAGGTCTTCTCTTTTGGATCAAATTCAACTTCCGAAAGAGACTCCTCACTTTTACGTTGATAAGTTCTGGGGGAAAACAGCCTCCCATCATCATACTCAACACACTCACAACTTCCAAATCTCAACCCACATAAATCACAAATATTTTTAGACATTTTGAGTTTACTGGATATTATTGCTTAGATGATTACGGACACCCCGACGGCAAAATTTCAAGACTATTGCATGTCCCCATCTTCTTCAGTTATCAATTGAAACTTAATGGTCGTAGTCATTTTAAAGACTCATGACTATGTCTCATAAATCTGCACGGTCTCAAAGTAATACCAATCCTTAACAATAAAGTATATGGTAACTTCGCATTTCAAGCCAGATTACAATCATCCTTTTATTAACCAAGCGTCTTACATTCATTTAATGCGGTGGTCACGTTAAAAGGGCAGAAAAGCCATTAAGG